ATTAGCTTTTAAAAAATGGCAGTATCACAAATCTCATAACAGGCCAAATAAAGCAAATATTTACTTTGAAGTTGAAAGGGCTTTATCTGAATCAATTGCTAAACTTTCTGAAATTTTAAGTACTGTGGTATCATAAATTAATTACCAAAACCTTTACGCTGTGGGGCGGCGCAAAGGTTTTTCTTTTATTTAAACACCGGTGAAAGTTCCCCCACGAACTGGAGCCGGTTTTTTATTATGGAAACAGATAATGGACGTATAAATTTTAAATTACAAAACAAAAACCCAAAGAAAAATCCGGTAAGCTACCAAATAGAAACTATGCAGGATATTGCAAACTGCGTTACTATTGATAATATTGACGGGTTTATGATAGATTTTGAAGCATCTGTAAGAAGTTTTCTATTGTTTAAGTCAATAAAAGACGACTTGGTATCTAAAGGAGAGTTGCCTCCAGGCTCTGAAATACAGTTTCCATCATTTGAATGGATTGATGACTGGAAACCAAAAAGGAAAAGAAATAAATAACTAACCCGCCATGATGCAACTCCCCAACGGTAACCGTGCCTCTTACCCTGCTATCCACGGTAAAACCTTAGCGGATACCTGGTATATAAAGTACAGGTTTTACCCGAAAATAATACCGCCTGAATGGGTTGCTAAAAAGAAAACGCATTTGCAAGTCGTCATTAAATCCGACCTGAACCAAATAAAGAATTTAAAGGAGCGCCGGCAGGAGGCAAACGCCTTACTTGCTGAAATTACCAGGTTGCTAAAGGATGGCGCCAACCCGATCACATCTGAACTGCAGGCACCTATCCAGGTAAATTATGAAGTGGATCCCGAAACCGGTTTTATCGATGCCCTGTATTTTGCACTGGAAAAGAAAAAGCCGGATATTGAGAGGCCAACGTACAATACTTTAAGTTCCATGCTTGGTTTTATAGCTACGGCGGCCCGGGCTATGAATACCTATAATTTCCCGGCAGGCAAGTTAACACCACGGGAAGTATCAATTACTTTAGACCGGGCCTGTGTAGATAAGAACAACAAAACGTACAACCGGTATAAAAAGGACCTGAGCGGGCTTTTTAAGGTGCTGTGTCCGTTGGTGGGGATTGCTAACCCGGTAACAGGCTTGCCAAATAAACAGGTAAAGAAAGAGGTTAAAACCATCCTTACAGATGAACAGCGCCGCCTGGTTGACCGGCATCTAAAAAAGAAAAAGCAAAACCGTTTCAGGCTGTTTTTAAGGCTGTTTTATACCAGCGGTTCACGGATGGAAGAAATACTAAGGCTACGGGGTAAGGACGTGAATTTAGTGGATCAATGGTTTTTGGTGGACATTAAAAAGGGAGCTTACAAACGGGACGTAGTAAAGACAATTGGGAACACGGCAATCAGGTACTGGAAACTGGCATTGAAAAACGTTGCGCCTGATGATTATATTTTCTCTATTGGCCTGAACCCGGGCAAACACCGCATACCGGCAAAGCAAATAACGATCAGGTGGAAAAATCATGTAAAAGCTAAACCGCTACCAAACGGCTGGTACGGCGGCTTAAATATTAAGGTGGATTTAAACGCCCTGCGACATTCAGCCCTTACCCAAATCTCAAACAGGTATAGTGATAGCGTTGCTGCCGGTCATGCGGAACACACATCTTTAGCAATGATAAGGAGTATTTATAATGTTGACCATGATAAGCTGAAGCATGAACAGGATAAGAAGGTGGCGGTGTATTTTTAAACCATGCTTACCATTTTGGCTAAAGGTTTTTCTACCGGTAATTCAGGTTTCTTATATATAGTAAAAGGCGTTGGGTTTATTTCTCTAAAAACCTTGTATTTATAGTAATCTATCGGCACATTTTTAGCAATCGGGCCGCTCATGTCTAATTGTGTTTCCCACCATTGCCCGAAAAATGTTAATGGAAAATTAAGACCTTTTGAAAGTAATTCAACCTCTTTATCAGTTGGCAGACGATTACCATTTTCAATATCTGAAATAGACTTGGTGGCAATTCCGGTAGAATATTTTACATCTCCTTTTGTAAACCCTCTTACATGCCTTGCAACCTCAAACATAAACGGGTTGTACTTTGGGTAGTTTTTTACTTGGCTCCAATCCATACTTAAAGATACAAAAAATCCCACTGTAGAAACAGCAGGATTAACAAAATTACTATGAGAAAACCATCTTTAATAACCTATTACATAACACCTGGTACTGTCCAGGCCATAAGCCAAAAACGCTGCTTTCTGCTGATCGGTTAGCGTATGATATTCAATAACACTGCCGACACCCATCCCGTTATTCAATAAGATACTTTGTTCCTGATCATTGGCCTGCAGGTAGTGTAAAACCAGGCAGCCGTTTTTTATATCCCGTTCATCCGGGCCATTGCAGGCGGCAAATAATGCTGTAATAATCAGCGTAAAAAATAAATGTTTCATTGTTTCTGTTTATTTGGTGAAAGTTGTTTAATTTTAAAAGTGTATTATAAAACAACTCTCGAACAAATGAAACGGCCCGGTATTGATCGGGCTTTTTACATAGATTAAACCTTTACTTTATTATTTGCGGCAGACTGTTTAATTACACCAATCAGCGCATTAATTACCCCGTCATCAATTTTCGTGGTAGATTTCGCTGTAAGCTCCGCCACTTCGTTCAATAACAGTAACGCTCCCTTTACCTTTACCGCAAACTTTTTAGGATTCTTTGCGTAAATCGTTTGCAGTGGTTCTAAAAGTAATTGGGCCAATGTAGCGCCTACAATAGATGCAAGGGATTCGAGTATCACGTTCCCTGCGGATGCTTTTTTCTTTGTCATGTTAATAGTTTATAAGTAAATAAATAGCGGCTATTGCCACGATAAAAAATAAGTATGTTTTCCAGTGTTTCAACCCCTTTTTAATTTATCCAGTTCATGCCGGCGCTGCTCTAAATCCATATTCTTTTCCCGGCGTTTCTGGTCCTTGTCAATTATGAAATAATAGATTTTTACCAGGATCAGCACGGCGGACAAAATAAACAACACAGTAGCCTTCCAGGTGCCGTAATTTTCAATTATACCAAGCAAAGTTGCAGGTATGCCAAGAACGTAAAAAAGGCCGGTCATTACCGCTTTAACTTCTAACATTTTTAATTGCTTGATATAGTACATAAAGTATGTAAATAATAAAGAGAATACCGACAACAATGCTGTTGTTAATATTGATTCCAGTGCCCCAAGAGATAATATCCCATAAGAAACGTACGGCAAGTAAATAAAACACAGGTTCAAATATTTTTCCATAACGTTTTTTTGATAGTTCAACCACTAACCATGCCAGTAATAAATCCTTTCCTTTGTCCCAAATAGCGTACGACCTTACCCATCCTTCCACATGAAATGTGGCAAGCCCGGTAAATACTAAAAGCCCGATCACAATAAAGGCAATGGTTAATTTCATCATGGGTTAACGGGCGGTTTATCGGGCCTGTCGCCTCCTTTGTTTACAAAATGCTCGCCATCCCAAAAAAAGTAATTTTCGCCGTTGTAATACCAAACACCAAGCTCCCCGGTTACTGGTAGCGCATCAACGTTAATGATAATTACCTGTTTATTCAATTCGTCGGGTGTGGCGTAAATCTGCCCGTTGGCTAAGGCACTACCCATTAACTCGCCAAGTAATACCAGCCATCCCATAATCAGCAAACAATCGCTATCGCTTACCCCAAACCTTTGAAGCGTTCCGGTTACGATGGTGCTACCTGCCAGGGTGTAAAGGATCTTTTTTACAATTCTGTACCACTCAGGGGCCGGTTTAAAAACGTTGTTTGGGCCTAATGATGTTTTTGCCATTGTGTTTATTTTAAGGTGTTAAAAGTTCATATCCGAATGAATTTAAAAGGCCGTTTACTTTTGTTAAGTCGAATTCCTTTTTAAATCCGGGCAATACCAATGCATCTAAAGTGGCTACTGGTATTTTTACCTGCGAAGTTTCAACGATGTTTCCCGGCTCTAAATTTTCAGACTTAGGCGGCGTTACTTCAGTAATTTTTGTTGTTACCCGGTAGAATTGTTCATCCTCAATCGGGGTTTCTTCAACATCAAATTCAGCGGTAACTTCTTTGCCGTCTGAAATTCTTTTAAGGTTAAAATACTGCTTCATTGTTTTTAATTTAAGGTTATCCAGTTTGCGCCTGTTGACTGATATTGTACTACCGTTCCCGTTGCTTGTGTTCCGGGTGCTGAACCGTTTATTGTTTGGCTGCTGGTTGTTGCCAGCGTTAAGGTATTGCCGCTGTCATTTCTTACTACGTAAATACGGCCTGTTACACCTACAGCGGTGGGGAATGTGAATGTGCTTGTTCCTGATGTAAAATGCACTGTATGGTCGCTGATAGTAGCGGTGTAGTTTGCTGTTTTGGCTGAATATGCGGTAGCAAAAGAACCTGCTGTATGTAACGTTGAGGTGGGAGAAGCTGTTGCTACGCCTACATTATAGCCGTTTATATAATTTAAAGCCAAGGCCCCATCTGAATTTATGTATCCCTTACTGCCTATGTATTGCATCATCAATCCTGTACCACTTGAAAAACTTGATGAAGTTCCGTTATTTCCGATCCTAAACTGCCCGTTAACCATTTCTGTATTACCTTCAATATATAATTTCTGCCCATTGGATGGATTCGAAGCGTTATTAATAGACAATCCGCCTGCCCCTTGTTGAATATACATACGTGTGTTATCGCTATTGTATATTGTAGAGAATGGCCCTAAATCTGAATAATACTGCATGATTAATGAAGTAGATGGTATTGCTGCTGCTCCGGGATAAACATTGTTTACATAAACGCCTCCTGTTTTAATACCTCCGTTAACAAACAATTTATGGGAGGTGATATTATCATCTGAAACGCTGCCAACGAACGCCTTATTGAAACTGTTTAATGTTTGCGAAATACCTATGTTACCTGCCGAATCAATTCCTATCGGCAATGCTGATGCTGCTAAAACAGGCGCTTGTTTATATCGTAGGTTATTTAATTCAGTAACGCCATTTACTGCAAACTTTGCATCTGTGGTTCTTACTGTATCAATGGCCTGCAAAATAGCCTGTGATATAACCCTGTATCCTGCGTTGTTTGGGTGTACACCATCAAATAACAACAACGAATTACTATTCATTGGTGTACGAATATCTATGTACTGTATACCGTTAGCTGTAGCAACTGCGCTAATAGTTGAATCGAAAGAGTTTTGACGTGAATATGTTGCTGGTGGATTACCGCCAAAAGAAGCAAAGGAAATAGCAGAATCCTGATAAGATGTACTAAGCATTTTTATCTTTGCATCCGGCCAACCTTTTGCCGCAATTGCTGAAAGAACAGTATTGTAATCTGTTGCAAAATTTGTAGGCGTATAGTTAGCTCCGTTATACCTCACATCATTTACACCGTAAGAAATAATTAAATAAGCGTAAGAGGATGAATAAGTTGGTATTGCACTTGCCACCCTGTCTACTGCGTTAACTGCTCCAAAAGGATCAACTGGAACTCTGTCCTCTAATGTAGATGAAGTTAAACCCTGATTACTCACTGTACATCCTAAAGCATACGCCACCTGTGATAACCAATTGTTTGCCGTTGGACTCGCTCCTATACCTACTGTAATACTATTACCAAACCCGACAATAATGCCCGGCGTAAATGTTGTGTTTGTGGTGGAAATTCCGACGTTAGTTCCATCATCTGTAATACTGCTTGGCCCTATTGTTGTTGAACTGGTAGCCTTAGTAATTGTATTGTTTGTAAGGCCGGAGATGGAGCTACCGCCTGTAGGTATAGCCCTGTATCCTTCCTGCCCTGTTGTTGGGTTAATTACTTTCATGCTATCATTAGTATTGTATTGGGAAGTTGCGTATGGGTTAAGTACAGTTGCGTTAAGGTATAGTTTTTGGTCGCCCATTGTGGAACTCTGTACACCGTAGATAATGGAACGAGTGGTGTCATTTGCATCACTGCCTCTATCTAATGAATTAATAATTACTCTGTTGCTAAAACCATCCAAATATTGACCAGCATAACTACCTACGGAAATATTGCTTGAGCCTGTTTGCTCACCAAAAGAAGACCTATAGCCTAATGCTGTATTATTACTACCGTTACTGCCGCCTAAAGCTAAACCACCAATAGCAACATTTCCTATCCCTTCAAGATTATTTTGCAAAGAAGACCCTCCGACAGCGGTATTATTATTCCCAGAAGTATTGTTGAGCATTGCGCTTGTCCCAAAAGCGGCATTACTTGAACCTGTTGTATTTGACATTAATGCGTTTACTCCAAAACTGGAACTTTGATTTATTACATCCAAATACCCACTCTGTACACCATTTGTTTTAAACATTAGCCCCACATTATCTGTAGTTCCTACAAAATTAGTTCCTGCTGTAGTTCCTGAATCACCTGTAAGCCCCCAGCCGGATGAAATGGCTATTTTTTTCATTTTCAATTTGCCAGCCGTATCGGTTATTAATACCGAATCCAGCGCAGAATTATTTTTGAACTTTTTAAACTGCAGGCTGTCGTTAAAGCGATATTTCCCGGCAACGTACTGCGGAAAATCCTGCGCCGAAACACCAAAAGAAAGAAGTAATAAAAAAATTGTAATCCTTATCATAAAGTCGTCTTTTTAATTTTGTAAATGATTGAAACAAGCTGACCGGCGTACGTTTCCACATAGCGAGGATCAGTAATGGAAACAGCAGGAGTGCCAAGCACTAAAATTCTGCTGGTCCCGTTCCATGACCATTGCGATGCCCGTAATGGTTTTATTTCAAGCTCTACCTGAACGATCTCAGCGCCTACCGGAATAGATGGAAACGAAATAGTATTTTCACCGTCCACGGTTATCACATACTCCGCCGGGTAATCTTCTGAATAATAAATCATATTATCACTGTTTGTCGGGTTTTTCTCCCGTGTTGCATATTTAACAGGTATATCATTGGCCCGTAGCATATTTTATTGTATTGTTTTTTTGTGCAGCAAGGCCGTAAACCAGTTCGTCATCGTAAGAAAACACCTGCCCGGCTGCAGGATATTCATTTACTCCCGGGTGTCCGTTATCAACCATCAACTTTACCAGGTAATCCAGGTTGCCGTATGTGTTTAAACAAACGTCATAGATGGTACTCATATCAACCGCCTGGAATGTTCTTATTGCCATTATTGTAACGTTGCATTTGGGTTAATAAATAGCTTTCCGTTTGTATCAAAAACAACCTGCGGATTTGTTACGGTGTAAAGATCAGATTGCAATTGAACTGTGATAGACCGGGCTAACACCTGCGCCTGCCCGTCTGAATTTAAGTAAGCCCTGATGTTCACCCCGTCCGATGGGTTTTCCTTCCACCACCCCGGCGCAGCATTGATCGTATCTTCTACATGCTGAGTATCTGAAAGTACAAATTGCACATCATTATTCACAATCTCAATTAATATGTCTTTTCTTGCATCCATTAACCGTGCGTAATATTTAAATTCTCAATATCGCTTCGCTGTGTTGGTGTCAATTGCCCTGTTTCGGTCTGTGTTGTAGGGCTTGTTGGCGAACCTGGTGAAGCACTTGTGTGCGTATGAATATTGTACTTCAAAACTAAGCTATTTAGCTTGTTTTCCAAATTATTTAGCTTAGTTGTTAGATCAATAACTTTTACCAATCCACCCAAATCACCGCCCCTTAAAACAATCTTTTCAATCTCTGAATATTGAATAACAGAAGCGGTATTAAAATCGGACATTGAAATAACAACCGTGCTTCCAACTACCGGGACTATCAGCATGCCATCGTCAACGCTTGCCATCAACCGGGCTGTAAATTCGTTCGCTGATTTACCAGATATCGCTACTACTTTGCAGGTCCTTTCCGCTTCATCAATGCTCTTTACTTCAGCATCAATAAAATATACTTTATCTGCCAGGTGCGTGCCTGCAAGTATCTGTACAACCTCTTGTATTGACCTATCACTCATACTGCTGTATTTATCCTGTAATCCAAATGCACCACCTGCCGCAGCCCGTTAATACCTCCCGAATATTCAACCTGTTTTATTTTGTATAACCCGTTGCGTTCCGGTAAAATATTATCCGTTACCCTGGCGTTATCCCCTTGTCGTACAAACGGTATCCCGAACGTAGTAAAGGAGCCACGGAACCCATCGTAATAATATTTTACCAGATGGTTGTAAGCATTATTGCCGAGCTCCGTGGCATTTTTTGCGGACGGGTCAAAAAACGTCGTCCGTTCGCCTTCTAAATTTTCAGGGACCGCCTGGCCGGAACTTATCACAAAATCAGGTTGCCGCCTGCCGTTTTTTATCGTTACTAAAACCGAAATTCTTTTTTTCTTTGTTTTTTTAGATCCATCCTTACAGACCTGGCCAGTTTCTACCGTTAAAGTATTGTGCGCCAAAACAGAAAGAACAATATCATCTTTTCGCCTGTACTCCAGCTCGTCTGATATAATGTTTTGCTGAAAGGCAAACTGTTGTTCTTTAGCTTCGCTTTCAATGTAAATGAGCACACCACCCCGCAACTGATCGCCACGGAAATAAAACTCAAATCCGTATTGTTTTTGCATGCGCTGCAGTACCTGGGCAACTGTTTCGCTACCTATCTGAAATTCGCCAAACGTTGTTTTTGTGATCGCTAAAATGGTGAAGTGTGTGCCATGGGTTTTGTTTACTGCATCAATTAACACCTGTAGTATTTCTTCGAGCGTGTCGCTGGTAGTAAATGTTTTCGTAGGTGCCGGCGTTTGCTTTAGCAGCCACATGCTATCTTCCAATTCAAGTTCGATCGGTATTTTGCTGTTTACCTTTGAAACGTACCCTGTAAACATTATTTCCGTGTCGAGTATTTCCCGCCCGGTACGATTGTAATATTTATACCCTGCTTCAATCTGCACTTTGTCGCCACGGAGAAACAGCGGGACCAGGCCAAAGCCGCCAATGTTAATATTTGTACCCTTTAGCGGTTGCATGCGGCCTGACTGATCTTTGTAATACAGGTTTTTAGGTAGCGTTAATTTCCCTTTATTGGTAAGATCCCGCCAACTATCTGAACTCTCAAATTCATGTACAAAATCAAAAAACAGCCTGCCGTTCCGGTTCGGGTATGCATCCGAAGGAATTTGCTGAATTGTGATATTTGTAATACATCTATACATTTACTATCTTTGTTTTATGTCGCAGGTTTGATATGGTCAACAGTTCGTGTACAGAACTTAGTAGCAATATCAACCTGATTCGTAGTTTATATGCCATTTAACCGCAACTGCTGCGGAACATCTGATTTAAAAGTGATCGAAAAAGTTTGATAAGAATACCCGCCTGCCTGTTGTTCGAAAGTGTAATCCATGGTTACCAGGCTTTGTATCCCTAAATTTTGCAGGTAAGCGCAGGCAACATCAATAGCAACCGGAGCGTCGAGCATTTTTTTTAGTGTCGCCACTTCGTCCACCGGGTGCACACCGTTTGAACCGGTTAAAATACCATTAACCACAACCTGGTAATCATCCATGCCGATATATTCCTTTACCGTCCCATCCCGGCCCTGTATCTCGGTTGTTATTATTTTTTTTGCCTGCGTTACGGTTATCAGAACTGCGTCGTAAATTTTGCCCTGGGTTTGTATCACCCGCCCGTTGTTGTCCGTGTATTCAACATCTAAAAAGTGAATATTTGAGTAAACCGGCGTATTTAAAACCGATGTTGATAATGGGGCATCTTTGCCCGGACCTTGCGGTATATTGTATTTACTACTGTCCGGCTGGCTGCCGATGTGTGACTTTAGCACATTCAGCTTAACACCTGTGTAAATAAAAACGCTGTCCGGTATCCGGAACGCTCGTCTTATCTGTGTTAAGGTGTTTTCTGACATAATTAACTGTTATTTGCTACAACCTGGAAATCGTTTACTGCGCCGGTAAGTGCCTTTACAACATGATCTTGCAACTGTTTTGCGCCCTCCTTTATGTTTGTTATGTTCAAATGAGTTTCACCCAATTTGGCTATACTGACATTTATCGTAATTGATTTATGGCCTGTGGCCCTTGTTTTCGAATCTGTTTTTCCGCCTACTGCAGAAGATTTAACGCCCTTGGCTGTTTTTGTAGGCACCAGGTTTTTAACCTGGTTTAAACCCTTCTCCCTTGCGTCTAAAATCTCGAGTTCCTTACCGTAAGCAATCAGATCATTATATTTCTGCGTATCGCCTGCAAAAGCGTAATCAGGTTTACCTAGCGGATTTATTTCTTTTATATAATCCTGGTACATTTTTTTTCTGGCAGCGATATCTTTAGCCTCGTCATTTATAGCTAACTGTCTGGCATTCTTTTCACCCTTGTATTTCTCCATGCCTTGCTGCACAAAATCCTCCTCATCCTTTGCAATATCAGATAAGTGCTTTTCTTTTTTATCCTGGTATTGCTGTAATTTTTCGTACATGCCTATGAGTACTCCAACGGCTGTGGCCATTAAGGTAACCGGGCCAAGTGCTGTTGCTATAGCTGCACCAAATCCTGTGGCACCCATGGCGGCGGCTACCATAGCATTTTCAATAGCTAATAACATTGGCGGTACCAGTGAAAAAACTTTAAACGCTACCCATGCGGCACCAAGTGAGGCAGTTAGCGTTTTAAGCATATCCTTATTCTTAACAGCCCAACCCCAAACCTTGCCCAATGTTGTAATAAATGAATTTGCTGACTTAATGATTGATTCTATTGCAGGCTTTAAATCATTAAAAATCGTTACAGATAATTGAAAAAAAGCATCCCCTAAATTTGATATCTGCACCGATGTATTTCCGGCCATGTTTTCAAGTCCGTTGTAATACGCTCCGCCCTCTTCATGCGCCTTTCTTAGCGCCATGGTTACCTGGTCGTAAGTTATCATTGTATCTTCTCCTGCCTTTATTCCAGCATCTGCAAGTATTTTGTAAATATTTACACCTGCGTATGCAAACTGCTTAATGTCCAAAGCTGTTGCATGTCCAACGTTTTTTATTTGCTGAAGATTGACAACCATCCTGGTTAATTCATCATCCCCGCCACCTGTTGCGCCGATTGCATTAGCAAGGTTTAAAACATCCTCTCGTGCTTTTTTTGATTCAATACCAGCGCCGATAAGCGCCTTATTTGCTTTTAACAACCCTTCAAATGCAAAGGGCGTTTTCATCGCGTCCTCCATGGTGTTTTTTATAACACCGTATGCTTCGTTTGAATCCCTTAGTAAAGTAGTAAGCCCTGTTTTTGCATTTTCTACCATCGAT